CCATACAACGCCGTAAAGATTTCGTTTGAGCATTCGCCGTTCGCCCCGATGACCCGGCGTTACAAGGAAGCAATGGAATCCGGCGATCGCGTGAAGATCGACACGGCGCGCGCGCGTCTAGGTTTGGGCACGATGGCCGCAACAGCACTTGGAGCCTATTGTTCGACGGGACAACTAACCGGCGGTGGGCCGACGCATCCAGGGCAACGCGAAGCACTAAGACGGCAAGGGTGGCGACCGTATTCGTATCTTGCGACCGCCGATGACGGCACAAAGGAGTATCGTTCCTACGCCTGGGCCGAGCCGTTCAGCACGATTGTCGGAATGACCTGTGATATAGTCGAGATGTCGCAGACGGGTTATGGCGAGCAGGAGGCGTACGACAAGCTGGGCGTCGCCGTTGGCTTCTCGTTCGCCAAGAACCTTACCAGCAAAACGTACATGGAAGGCTTCTCGGCGTTCATAGCCGCGCTGCAAGACCCCGATAGATATGCCGCCGGCATAGTTGAAAACCTTGCCAGGTCAACGGTCCCGCGCGCCGGCGCGAAAGCTGGCCAGTTCATCGACCCGCAAAAGCGCACGACGGATTTTCCGCCGCCGATGCCCAAGGAGCTGCGGGAGCTTCTGGAGCTGAACCCCGGGCGTTACCCCGAGCTAGAGAAGCGCTACCTGGAGCCGGTCATGTTGCCTGGTATAGATATCGGCTCGATTAGCCTCCCAGAGGCAGATATAGCGCACCTGCTCCAGCTGGTTAACGAGATCAAAGCACAGGTGCCGGGTTGGTCGGATAGCTTGCCGGTTCGCCATGACCTGTGGGGTAGGCCCAAGTTCTATGACAAGACATTCGGGCCGCAATGGATGTCGCCGATTTACAAGTCAGCCTTCGAGCCTAACGAGGTCGACCAGGAGCTGCACAGGTTGCACTACTTCCAATCGGAACATCCCGATGAATACAACGACGTGCCGATGACGAAGGACGAGTTGGAGTTCTTCCAGCAAACCGCCGGCAAGCTGTCATGGGCTGCGCTCGCTGGGCCAGACGGCGTTCTTAACGATCCTGATTATAAAGAGAAGCGGCAGCAGGCCATTGGTACGGGCCAGCGCTGGGATAGCGACACTAACACATGGCTGCGTAACTGGCTTGTGAACACTATCAAGACCGCTCGGGCGGAAGCAATCGAAGCTCTTGAGGACCATCCCCTGCTTGGCCCGGGCTTTCGCGCGGCTCAAGAGGAGCATGAAGATTTCACCATTGATGCGTCAGACGCCCTGGGCGACAGAGAGGAAGCGGTGCCAACACAATGACCTTAACAACCACGACTCAAAAACTGATTTACACCGGCAACGGTAGCCTCACCGAGTTTGCCTATACCTGGCTGATCAACACCAACACCGACCTCAAGGTCTACCTGCGCACCATTGCGACGGGCGCGGAAAATCTACAGACATTGACTACGCACTACTCTGTGTCAGGCGTTGGCTCTGCCGGCGGCGGCAACGTGACATTTGTCAGCGCGCCAGCCGATACCCTTCAAATCGTCATCGTCCGTGCGGTGCCTCTCACTCAGGACACCGACTACGTTTCCAACGACTCCTTCCCGGCCGAGACCCACGAAGCGGCCCTCGATACGCTGATGATGGCTGTGCAGGATCAAGCCGAGGTTCTCGACCGATCGATCAAGCTGTCGCCCACCAACGTGATGACGAGCACGGAGTTCACGCAGTCAGCTGCCGATCGTGCGTCCAAAGTCCTGGCGTTCGATAGTTCCGGCGAGTTAAGCGTCACGCAAGAGCTGGGCACGCTTACGGGTAACTGGGCTGCGTCGACAGCGTATGTTATTCGCGATCTGATCAAAGACACGTCCAACAACAACATCTATTTCTGCAATACCGCGCATACCAGCAGCGGTAGCCAGCCCATCAGCTCGAACACAGATTCTGCAAAATGGGATCTCATAGTCGACGCGGCGAGCGCGACCACTAGTGCGGCAGCAGCTGTAGTAAGCGCACAACTAGCAGACGACTATGCGGTGAAAACATCGGGCGCTGTTACCGGCACGGACTATTCGAGCAAAGCCTGGAGCGTCGGTGGCACGGGCGTTACGACCACCTCTAGCCGTGGAGCAGCGAAAGAATGGGCAACCACCACCGGCGGTGCAGTAGATACGTCTGAATATTCAGCAAAAGAATATGCGCTCGGCACCACCGTTGCAGCAGGGTCTGCCAAAGACTGGGCGGTCCTGGCCGAGGATTCAGCGGTCACCGGCAGCAGCTATTCCGCTTTACATCACGCCGCCAAGGGCGCGGCATCAGCCACAGCAGCTGCTTCCAGCGCGACATCCGCATCGTCCAGCGCGACGACATCGACCAACTACGCGACAAAAGTGGACGGCGCAGTTACAGGCACAGACTTCTCCAGTAAAGCCTGGGCGGTCGGCGGTACTGACGTAACGGATACGTCATCGAGAGGCGCTGCTAAAGAGTGGGCGATTGAAGCAGAGGACAACACGGTCGCTGGTGCTGGCACCTATTCTGCTTTGCATTACAGCGCGAAGGCATCTACGAGTGCTACTGCTGCTGCCTCGTCAGCTACATCCGCCGCCGCATCATCGGCTGCATCATCAGCCGCTGGGCTTGACTATGTTTACTCGACGACCACGGCAGATGCCGATCCAGGCACCGGGGTTATCCGGTTTAATCATGCCACGCTGTCCAGTGCGACTGCCGCGTACATGGATGATACCGACGCCAATAGTGTTGACGTATCGACCTACCTGCTGACCTGGGACGACAGCACGACGACAGCCCTGCGCGGCACCGTCAAGATGGTCAAGTCGGGAACGCCTTCTACCTACGCGCTGTACAATATCACGGGCGCCAGCACGGATGCCTCTGGCTATGTGAAGCTGGCCCTGACGCACGTTGCATCTAATGGCACGTTCTCCAACAGCGATACCGTCATCATACATAATACCAGGACAGGCAATACCGGCTCGTTCTCGGAAGGCGCGGTAGATCTCAACGGCGAGAAGCTGACGCTTGATGCCAATGCGAATACGTCAATCCATGCCAGCACCGACGATCAGATCGACATCGAGATCGCAGGCGCTGACGACTTCCGCTTTACGGCTAACACCTTCTCGGTGCTATCTGGCTCGACGCTGAACATTGACAGCGGTGCGTCCATAGTAAACTCAGGCACGGCTACTAATTTTGGTGTCGATCCAGAAAGTGCCTATGCAGGCGTATTACAAACTAACGCTAACTTTGTAGATCAAGTTATCTTCGGCCCCTCCGTTGATGGCGTGGCATGGAACGGGGCGTGGAGCAAAGCAAGTGTATTTTCCAGCCTGATGCTGGCGACCATCGAAGATGAGGGCAGCAACACAGAAATTAACATCTGGGATTTAACTGAACAATCGGCTGGAGCTATTAGTACTACGCCATTAGCAACGGTTGATCTCAGTGCTGCTGCGACACCAACAGCGATAGCGGCTTGTATGGGCTATCTTATAGTCTCTTCAGAAGACGGCATCGCCATCATCGACCCACATTCCGGCGCATGGGCTGAACGAACGGTTGGCTGGCCCAGAACATTGTCAACCAGTACGACACCGGCACTGACGGATAATAGTGTTAGCGGGGTTTCAGCGAATGTGTGGGACAGTTGGCCTCTTGATCCCCGTACTGGCGGAACAATGCCCTGCTTTGGTATTGAGTACAGTACGGGAGCAGACACTGCCTCCATAATCAAATACGACGGGACCGTATATGACAGATCAGGAGCCACAAGCGCAACTACCTCTGTCGGCATCGCTGGTGGCCGTATTCTGATACAGAAATCAGGAGTAGTACAAGCGTCGCCCTTGATTGATACTATTGTGGCAGACGACTGGAATAATACTGATATACAAAACACAGGGGCGGCACCCTACGGCCTTAGCGCCGACACGGGTATGGATGCGACCAACAATTTCTTGGCCGCTGCTGACGCAACAGGGGCCACCTTCACCTACCCCGTATATACAAGCGGAATCTCAAATAATGCCGTCGTTACCCGTACCTACAACACCGGCTACATGGTTGGCGACATCCGTGGCGCATGGTTAGCAAACAGCAAAACAGCGGATCGCAGTTACAAAGCCAACACCCTCACCGAAAACGGAACTGTGACCGAAGCGGTTGTGGAAACCAGTGCGGAGTTGTTGGGGTATAGCGGGTTTAGCACTTCAAATTATCTCTCCAGAGCAAATGACTCAGACTACAATGCTTTTGGCACGGGATCGGCTTATTTAAGTTGTTGGTTCAAGACGACATCAAACAATAGTACTCAAATGTTTGCCATGGTCGGATCAACGCCAGACAATGAGAGGTTCAATCTTTCGCTTCAAAGTGACGGCACCTTGCGTGGTATAGACGACGGTGCGACAGCGGCCACCACCATAATTTCCGTCGCCGTTTACGACGATGCGGTTTGGCATAAAGCTGACTTTGTGCGTATTTCATCGACAGAGCGATATCTGTACGCCGATGGTGTATTGATTGGATCGGATACTACGGATGCCGGTTCCCTGACGGCTACAGTAACATTTCGGATTGGACTTGACACCGCCTCTAGTCCCATCGCGCCTGCGGATGAAAGTGAAATTTCTCTTGTTCGCCTATCAGCCACCGTCCCAACAGCCACTCAAATCAGACAAATGTACGATGCAGAAAAAGGCATGTTCATCGCCTCTGCCGAATGTCTCCTTCAGAGTGGTTCGACCGATGCAGTGATAGACGTGAATGTCGATCCGCTGTCGGGTAAGGTACTGGTTACCCAGACCGACGCCATAACCATATTCGATGGACTGGTCGTGGACAGCAAACCCACTGTCAATAGCGGTACATCTGAAAAAGGCAAGTTGTGGGGCGATTTACGGGCTGAACAGAACTCAGCCAATGCCTACGTCACGGCACCGGCCACTGACCAGCGTCAGGTCAACGAGATGGTGCGGGGTCTGGCTAGTGATTTGCCAAAGGGCGTTGATCTGAGCAAGGCGAAGGCGTGGGCTACTTGCACCCTGAGTAGTGGCACACTGGTCATCAGGGGGTCATACAACATTAAATCAATGACCGATAATGGTGTTGGCGATATTCGGGACATAACCTTTGGGGTGCCGTTCAAAAGCAATTTTGCCGTGGCTACTTCTGGTGGCAATACAATCGTAGGGCCGCTGACTGATGCGGGTTCTAGAGATGTTCTTCTTTCCGGTGATCAAATTGGACGTCTATCTCTCATAGCTCACGATGGTAGTGCCGTAGATGGCAGCTTTTACTTTGCCTGTTTTGGAGAACTCGAAAATGAATGAACTAATAGTTAATGCTGACGGCACGGTAACCGTGGTCGGTGATGCCGGATCAGTCAGCGGTATCTTAGCTGAACTGGTCGAGGCCAATACCGTTCCTGCCGAACGTGATGAGGATGGCGTTGTGACAAAAGAAGCGGTTGTGCCAGCCGCCGATACGCTGGCTGTAGAGGTCACTGCCGAGGAACTGCGGACTCACGTATGGCGGGTGCCCAGAGCCCGTGAAGAACGGTTAGGCGACATCCGCGCAGCCCGTAATGCCAAACTGTTCAAACTCGACGACGAAGCCAATCAGGCTTTGACCGGACGCCCTGGCGTCAGAGCCGTCGAGGATGTCGAGGCCGAGCGTCAGGTGCTTCGAGATCTCCCGCCCATCGCAGAGGCCGCGCTGGCGCAGCTAGGCGATACCGAGGTCATAGCGGCGTACGTGCCGCCTGAGATCGAATGACCCGCCTCGCCACCCTCACAGCAGCCGCCTTGATGGCGGCTTTTTTAATGCCTGCCGTCCAGGCCCAGCAGATGCCGGTGGTCTGCCAGCCGCACGCCAAGATTGCTGAGCATCTGCTCAAAGAGTTTCGTGAGGTCGTCGTGGCAAACGGCGTTGCCGGCAATGCTTTATTCGAAGTCTATGCGAGCGCAGCCGGAACCTGGACAGTCCTGGTAACCAGGCCGAGCATGGGCCTCGCGTGCGTCCAGGGGACAGGAACCGACTTCTCGCTGACAGGGAACAAATTCCCTGCACCCAAGAGTACGCCGTCGTGAACAAGCCTGACGCAATTGCAACCGGCGCAGGCGTAGTCGGCGCGACTGTGCTGGGCGTGGGCGACCTCAACGCAGTGTTGGCGCTCGGCGTGGCCGGCTTGACGATCCTGCTGTTGCTAATACGCATTGGCTTATCAGTGCGAGAGTGGAACCGTGGCCGAACCTCTAACCGACGATGAGTGCCTAAGAGTCCTCGAACTTTACGAGAGATTTGGCAACCAGCGTGAAGCTGCAGAGGCAATGGGGATACCGAGGACGACGTTCCATAACCGCATGGTCGCGGCGAAGAAGCGGCTAGGCCCTAACCCAAAAATAGAGCCGCCGGCGGTCTTCCCCACCTTCCCCGATGATGACGTTGATGCCGAGGAGATCCTCGACCACATGGAGCGGCGCTTTGAAAAGCGCCAGGCGCGTGAGAAGGCCGAGCATTGGTTTGCGATTAACGAGCCGACTAACGAGCCGATTGCTTATTCGTGGTTTGGTGACCCGCATCTGGGTTCGAACGGTTGCAATATAAAGTTACTGCGCAGAGACATCGAGATCATCAAGTCGACGCCAGGTTTAATGGCAGCTAATTGCGGTGACACCGTCGACGGCTGGGGCGGTAGCCTGGTGCGCCTGTATGCAGACAATGATGTATCGCGACAGACCGAGCGCCGCTTGGCACGCTGGTTTCTTGAGGAAGCGGGAATACCCTGGAGGTTGTGGCTGCTGGGCAACCACGACGTAATGGACGGCTCACTCGTGGCCTATTTGGAGGGCATCAACGCACACCGCGTCCCGATGGTTGATTGGCGCGCGCGTTTCCGTGTCGTGTTTCCGAATGGCTGCGAGATAAAGATAGATGCGGCCCATGACCATAAAGGCTCGTCGATCTACAACCCCCTGCATGGCCAGAAGCGCGCCAGCCTGTGGGATGAGGACGCAGATATTTATATCGCCGGTCATAGGCACAACTGGGCGCTGGCTAGTGAAGAGGTGGCTGGTGGTCGTGTGATTAATATGTGCCGTGCCCGTGGCTACAAATACCTGGACGAATTTGCACGGCGCAGGAACTACGTGATCCAGCAGACCGGCGCATCGATCGTGACCGTGTTCGATCCAGTAACCACCTCACCTGTGAGACGCGTGCAGTGCTTCGCAGACGTTGAAGCTGGCGCGGACTACCTCACCTGGCTGCGGAGCAAGTAGCATGGACATCGACATCCGGCTGGTGGTGAGCATCGGTGTATTGTTCGCGTCTATCATCGGCGCAGCTGCGATAGCCAGGTATCAGATTGCTTCGCTCCTCGAACAGCTCAACGAACTCAAGCGCGCCATCAGCGTCATCGACAGCCGGCTCGATCGTAACGATCAGACAACGTCGACAATGGAGAACCGCGTCACGATCCTGGCCGGCATGATGTCGCCTGATACTTTGGAAAAAAGATTTCGCGAGCTGACATCGCTCGGCAAGGACATCGAGTATCTGAAGGACAAGCTCAAATGATTAGCACTTTGATAAGCAGCATCCTGCCGATCGCCGGCGAGGTTATCGATAGGCTAGTGCCGGATAAAAATGCAGCCGGAAAAGCAAAGCGTGAAATGGAGAAGGCCCTGGTCGACGCTGAGGCTGCTGGCATCCTGGGGCAGCTGGAGATCAACAAGATCGAGGCGGCTCACAGGTCTGTGTGGGTGTCGGGCTGGCGTCCATTCATCGGCTGGTGCTGCGGCGCAGCCCTTGCATACCATTTTGTCCTGCAACCAATCATCGTCTTTGGGTTGGCGCTGACTGAAACCGCGACGCCTGCGCTGCCCGAGTTCGATATGGAATCCCTGATGACCGTTCTTTTGGGCATGCTCGGTCTCGGCGGGATGCGTAGCTTTGAAAAGTTCAAGGGCTTGGCCAAATGAACCTGTCCGAACACTTCACGCTGCGCGAGCTGACGCGATCGCAAACAGCTGAGCGGCTTTGTATCAAGAACGAACCGAACAGCGACCAGATGCTTGCGCTTAAACTGGTTTGCCAGAATATCCTCGAACCAGTCCGCCGGCATTACGGCATCCCGTTCTCACCATCGTCGGGCTATCGCTCCCCTTTCTTGAATAAGCACATAGGCGGCAGCGCCACGTCGCAGCATTGTGCAGGCGAAGCCGTCGACTTCGAGGTGCCAGGCGTGTCGACCCCTGCCCTGGCAGCGTGGTGCCGTGACAACCTGCTGGAATGGGATCAGTTGATCTGTGAATGCTGGCACCCTGGAAAGTCCGACAGCGGTTGGGTGCATATGTCTTACGGCGGCGCCATGCGTCGCGACGTGCTGACCTACCAAGCCGGTAAGGGAATGATGAACGGCCTGCCCGGATTTTAGCCGCTCATTATCGGGGTATTTCGACCTAGATACCGGATGTTTTGAACGAGTATCCGGTATGGGTGTCTACACCTATTTTTTAGCTTTGTTGCTGAGATACGCCGCTACCGTTTCGTCGTGTAGTTTAACCGTCAACTGCTTGTAATCTTGCCAGAGACATGGAAGCAGAGTTAATCGAGGCTGGGTGATAAAGGAGCCAACATGACAACAAAGAAAAAACGCAATCCGCCGACCAAGCGTACCGTCGAGCTGGAAGACCAGTTGGTGGAGACGATGCAGGACGGCATGACCTACACCCAGGCTTGCAAGTCCATCGGCGTTGATCGCAAAACCGTGAACCGCTGGCGCGACAAAGATCCCGACCTGGACGACAGATTATTGTCGGCAAACAAGCTGGGCGTGATCTGTCTCAACGATGCCGTGCTCCAGAGATACGAAGGCGTGATGCGTGGCGAAGAGGTGTGGACCAAGGAGCAGGTGGCTGCGATGCGCGATATGAGCCAGCACGTCCGTTGGCAATCGACGCGTCTCTACCCGCGCCTGTATGGAGACAAGGGCATGGCGCAGGTGGCGCAGGCCGGCAACGGTACGATCACCCTCGCGTGGCTCTCTACCGGCGCGACCGACACCGAAGCCCTGCCCGATCCCGAGCCTCAACTGATCGAGGACTTGTCATCATCATCGTGACAAAGTTGGTGGACCTCTCGTGGACCTGCATGTCCATACACACCACATTATCCCTCTAAACCTTGTCACGGTAAGAGTGTAGAAATCTGCCGTTTTGGTAGAGGCCTGTCGAAAAAACAGGCCAAGACTCGGATTGTGGATCTGGAGGTCGGGGGTTCAATTCCCCTCACTCGCCCCACTCTTTTCCCCAGAATACTGCCATTTTATAG